GTCCGTCCATGCGGCTGTGGTCTGATAACACCACCTTCTTATACTGCTCACAAATTGTGGCGACTATCTTCGCAATGGCTGCGGGCGTTCTACCGAACGCATACCAAGGATGCGTCTTCAGGTAGTCCATTATGGCGTACGCAAACTTAGCGGAAAGCATGCGCAGACTGTCGGAGTCTTGGGAGATGTTGCGTGGGTCGTTGGGAAAGGGATAAGCCTCTGCCTTCTGAAAACACCGCACCACCTCTTCTGTACTCCCATCATCGGCTTTAATCAACCGAACGCGTTGGGATGGACGTTGCTGACGATTCATCACTTCATCAAAGTCTACTGGCTCTAGGGGCGCCTTGATCAAATCAATCAGTTCGACTGCATAATCAAAGTACTTCTTAGGAACCGGGTCACCCGCCTCAGCCTGACACTCCTTGACTCTCTTCAACACGGTGCGTTCATCATTCCCACGGGACCGAGCGGGAGTGAAGCAACCGTTGATGATCGGGCTCATAAAAGCAACCATGGGTATCTTAGCTGACTCGGCGAAATCACCCCACTGAAATGAGATGATTGAGTGCTCACGAGGAAGCACCCCCACATACCAGTGCTGCCGGTTCTCGAGAAAGAAACTGCGCAGCACGGTGGCTTGTGGCCGTTCAAGCTTGATAAGAGACATGATTGTTTCATTTGCCAAAACACCTTTGATTCCACGAGCGTGTATTGCTACACGCTGGAAATCATCATTTGGTACAGTTGTCGACGCAAAGCGGTCAGTTAAACCCACAGTGGTGTAGGTCGCACTTTCCACGACATATGTCAAAGACACGCGTCCATCTTCAACCGGGTTCAAACGAACTAGGGGAGAGTAATTGGAGAAACAAGTTTTGTAGGGTGCAAGGAAGACAAGGTAACGGTCTTCCCCGACTTTTCTGATATATTTCTGATAAACGAGCTTTACCAGCGGAACGTACGAGGGTACGGTTATGAACTCTTGGCGGGTCCAGTCCAACTGCTGATGTACGACCACATCTGCCCCAGCGACGGCATATACGACCAAGCCGTCGTTGTTAAAACAGTAAGAGTACTCGGGTCTTGTGACTCCGGCTGTTTCGGGGATGAAGGTGTAGAACAGGTGGGGCATGAACCAACTGAGAGTGGGAGGTAATTCCTCGTAATGTCCGTCGCACGAGAATACAAGCTGGTCCCGACTTGGGTAGCTTGATTCCCTAAATCCATAGCGATTTGAGTTGCTGATTCCAGAGAAGGCAGACTGTTCTGCACGGGGCGTGCGAGACCAGACATATACTCCTCGACATCCGAGTACCTGGGCAAATAATTTAGCAAAGCTGTAGCTTGCGTTTCTATTTGCGCCGGATAAGGGATGCTCGGATACACCAGAAACAGAGCACTTCTGCTTTGGGTAGCCAAGAGAACGGAAAAGCTGCCCGTTAGCCTGAATGGACTCATATGTCTCGGAAGGACCATAGAGACATCTTTGACAGAGATTACGGAGGGATTCCTGAAGGCGTTGATAACCGTAAGTTGACGACATCGTTCCGCGACAACAGAAATATACTGTTGATATTGTGCCGCAAAGCACTGCGAAGCGAAAAGTTTGTTTGAACACAGTCTTTCCAAGACCTCCGAGGGACTGGATGGTTGCTGCAAGGCCAGTGGCGAAGCTGGTAATGCCTTGAAGCAGTCCTGTATCGAGAAGGGAGTGGGCGGAGAAGTATCCAAACGCTGGAACATTGTTATGACTTGCATAATTAGTTGT